TAGTGAATTAAAAGTGTAAAAAGATTAAAATATGCTATGCAAAAGAAGAAAAAGCCAGGAAGAAAGCCTATTGTTTTAGATCATAAAGAAATTGAAAGATTAGCCGGCATGGGCCTTTCAGAGCGACAAATCGCTTCAGCATTGGGTATAAGCAATTCTACGCTTACTAGGAAGAAGCATATTGAGCAAATAGAACACAGTTTAAAAAAAGGGAGAGCGCAAGCACTTGCAGCAGTTTCCTCGAAGTTGTACGAAAATGCGCTCGAAGGAAAGGAAACTTCTGCTATTTTCTACTTAAAGAACCGAGATCCAGATAATTGGAAGGATAGAAATATTGTTGAAACCAATCACACAATAAATCTAGGAGAAATAATAAATAGCGCAAGAGATCGTATTCCAAGTGCAACTCAAAAAATTAAACGCTTGGATAATCAAGAAAACATTGATAAGAACTCCTTCTTGGAAAGTAAAGACTCTGATGTTTCTGCTTCAAACTCTCCTACCAAAACAGAAACATAAGGCGATGAAGTTTTCTTTTCTCCGCTTCATCGCCTACCGCAGGTTTTTAGGCCCCCAGCAAAATCTGGGGGGGGTGGCTATGGCTATGAAACTGATGAACTAATTTTTTTTTAATTTTATGAAGTATGGTGTAGAAGCAGAGAAAGAACTAATGACCGAACTATGGTCAATGAATATTAAAGACAGTCCATTAAACTTTGTTAAATTTGTCTTTGAGTGGGGAAAAGAAGGAACGCCCCTCGAAAACTTCTCAGGCCCTAGAAAGTGGCAAGAAAAAATTTTGCGAGATATTGGAATACACATTCAAAGAAATCAGGCTATTGATTTACCTGAAATGTATCGTTTAGCAGTCGCTAGTGGTCGTGGTATAGGAAAATCTGCATTAGTTTCTTGGCTTATATTGTGGATGTTATCGACTAGGTTGGGATCAACAATTATTGTTACTGCAAACACCGAACAACAATTACGCTCAAGAACATGGGCGGAATTAGGAAAATGGCTTACTTTAGCTATAAATTCACATTGGTTTAATAAAACTGCAACCACAATAAGGCCAGCACAATGGTTTGAAGAAGCATTAATTCGTGATTTAAAAATTGATACCGGGTATTACTACGCACAAGCGCAGTTATGGTCTGAAGAAAATCCGGATGCTTTTGCTGGTATTCACTCAAGTTATGGTGTTTGTTTGATTATGGATGAAGCATCAGGTATTCCCTCGCCAATTTATAGCGTTTCTGAAGGATTTTTCTCAGAGCCAACCACAGATAGATATTGGTTCACATTTTCTAATCCAAGAAGAAATACTGGCCCATTTTACGACTCTTTTCACAGCAAACGCTCGTACTGGAACCAGGAACAAATAGACTCTCGTTCAGTCGAAGGCACAGATAAAGAGCTATTTCAACAAATGTTAGAACAATATGGCGAGGACTCAACAGTCGCACGAGTGGAAGTATTGGGCGAATTCCCTCGTGCTGACGATGATACTGTAATTCCAATGGATTTAATCAGAGCTGCTGTAGATCGTGATGTAGCCTTATCAGCAAGTGCGCCTATTATTTGGGGATTAGACGTAGCACGTTATGGTGGCGATAATTCTGCCCTTTGCGTTCGTCAGGGAAATACAGTCTTAGAATTAAAAACTTTTCAATCTATGGATTTGATGCAACTTTGTGGTGCAATTAAAAATAAATACGATGATTGCACCGCTTTAGAGCGACCACAAGAAATTTTAATTGATGTGATTGGTTTAGGATCTGGAGTCGTAGATAGATTAGCTGAACAAAACTTGCCTGTGCGTGGCATAAATGTTGCTGAAGCACCTGCAACTAAAAAAAACTACTTAAATCTAAGAGCAGAGTTGTGGTTTTCAATAAAAGATTGGTTGGCGCAGCGTGATTGCAGACTTCCTAATGATGATGAGCTTGTTTCTGAATTAGCTGCGCCTATCTACAAATATACCTCATCTGGAAAAATAAAACTCGAAAGTAAAGAAGAAATGCGAAAGCGTGGAATTAAATCTCCTGATAAAGCAGATGCGCTTTCACTAACAATGGCTAGTTCAGCAGCTTCCTTTAGTGGCAGTATGTCGTTTATGGGGTATAATTTTAGGCAACCTTTAAAATCTAAAATTATACGCATAGGTTAATCAATGGAATACGACAAAGATAAAGAAGAAAATCAAGAAGAACAAATTGATACAAGAGAATTACAAAGCATCATCAAATCCGAAATGGATGATGCTAAAGACTATATCGACCAAATCGGAGAGTCTAGGGCAGAAGCCACAGAATATTATTTAGGCAACGAGCCTGAAGCAAACAGTTCTTTGCAATCAGAGTTTATTTCAACCGATGTTAGGGACTCAATTTTATTTATGATGCCTTCGATTATGCGTACATTTTTTGGCACGAAAAAAGTTGTTGAATTTGTACCACGCAATCCAGAGGACATAGAATTAGCTGAACAACAAACAAGCTACATAAATTATATTATTCAAGAAAAAAATCCTGGCTTTAAAGTTCTTTACGATGCGTTCAAAGATGCGCTCGTACGAAAATCAGGTTTTGTCAAAGCGTTTTGGGATGACAGTATTTCAGCTTCTACGCACGAATATACTAATTTAACGCCTGAAGCATACATGGCTTTAGTTATGGATGATGATATAGAGGTAGTCAAAGAAAAAGTTGAAATGCAAAGCAAGTCTATGATTGATCCACAAACAGGACAAGAAATAACACAAGAAACTCCTGCAAGTTATGATTTAACCATAAGGCGTGTAAAGAAAAAAAATCAAGTTTGCATTGAGTCTATTCCCCCTGAAGAAGTTTTAATTTCTCGTAATGCAAGAAATATTTATGAAGCACCTTATGTCGCACACCGCATGGTTAAAACTGTAAGTGATTTAGTTGCTATGGGTTATGACAGAGAAGAAATTGAACAATATGCAGGATCAGGCTCTAATTTAGATGCTGATACCTACGATGAAATTGAAGCTCGTAATCCTTATGACGACAATGTTTTTGACGACAGAGGGAGTTATGGCAACAAAAATGTTTTATATGTTGAACATTATTTATTTTTTGATTTAGATGGCGATGGTATAGACGAGCGTATAAGAGTTTGTACTGCTGGAGAAGGAATAAATGTAATTAACGTTGAACAATGGGATGATTTACCGATTGTAATGTTTTCTCCTGATCCAGAACCACATACTGCGATTGGCTCTTGCCCGGCAGACTATGTTATGCCAATTCAAAGAGCTAAATCACAAATTATGCGTGATACTTTAGACTCTTTAGGCCACTCAATCTTTCCAAGAATGGGTGTCGTTGAAGGCCAAGTCAATATTGACGATGTATTAAATACTGATATAGGGCAACCAATTCGTATGAGAGCGCCAGGTATGGTGCAACCTTTTTCAGTACCTTTCGTGGGTAAAGAAGCCTTTCCGGTTTTAGGATATTTAGACGAAGCAAAAGAAAACAGAACTGGTGTTTCTAAAGCAAGTGCCGGTTTAAACGCAGAAGCTCTGCAAAGCACTACTAAAGCTGCGGTATCAGCTACTATGTCTGGTGCGCAAGGCAGAGTTGAGTTGATTTGTCGTCATTTTGCTGAAGGTGGTATGAAAGAATTGTTTAACTTAGTAAATAATTTAGTTGTTAAACACCAGGAAGGGCAAGATATGTTTAGGCTTAACAATCAGTTTATTCCAGTAGATCCTCGTTATTGGAACGCAAACAAAGATATAACTGTAAATGTTGCTATTTCAAAAAATAGCGATGATGAAAAAATAGCTATGTTGAGTAATTTAGCTGGAAAGCAAGAACAAATTTTACAGCAACTAGGCCCAAATAATCCTTTGGTAAATTTACAGCAATATTCAAACACGCTTACAAAAATGATTGAATTAGCTGGATTTAAGGATGCGCAAAGTTTTATAAACACACAAGTTCCCCCTATGCCCCCAATGCCAGAGGAACAGAAACCTGATCCTGCGGAATTATTAGCAGAAGCAGAAATTCAAAAAGCAAGAGTACAAGCGCAAAAAGCTGTCATTGATGCTGAAACAGATCGTATGAAAATTATTATGGATGATGATAGACAGCGTGATGAAGCTGAAGCTGATATTAGATTAAAAGCAGCAGAATTAGCTGGCAAGTATGGAACACAAATTGATATTGCTGAAATAAATGCGTTAATGGAACGTGATAGAGAAACTATTAGGCAAATAGCTAAAACTCAATCACAGGGGTTGTTTAATGACGACTTCGACCTTACCAATTAAGTTATACCACTTGGAATGTGTAGTTGGGGATCACGTTTATATTGGCACAGACATCAAAGCTCGTAGTTTTGAACAAGCAAAATCATTTATGAAATTTTTATTTAAGGATAAAATAGAAGAAGATACAGAAATATTTTTAATTAAAGAAACGACTTTGCACTAATGAAAGACTCAAGATTAAAAAGAGCTGGCGTATCTGGCTATAACAAACCGAAAAGGACGCCAGGACACAAAACCAAATCACATATTGTCGTTGCTAAAGAAGGCGATAAAATTAAAACCATAAGGTTTGGACAACAAGGTAAGACAGGCGATAAAACTATGACTAAACGTGCCAAATCCTTTAAAGCTCGTCATGCAAAAAATATTAAAAAAGGTAAGATGTCAGCGGCCTATTGGGCCAATCGTGTCAAATGGTAGCACCACAACAACATCAAAGAAAATTAACTAAACAAGAATTAAAAAAATTAAAAAAACAACAAAAATTAAAACAACATAACCAATTAAAAAAAGATGAAACGCAAATTCGCAAAAGTACCTAAGACTAAAGGTGGTGTGCCTAAGAAATATGTAAGTGGTGCAAAAAATCCAAAGGCTAGGGAGAAAGAAATAAAAAGAACTGCTAAACTATACAAACAAGGTAAATTAACACCAGCTATGATGAACAGAATATCTAAACAGAGAAGTAAAAGTGGCAGGAAGTAAAGAAGCAACTTTAAATAAATACTCAAAGTCTAGTGGCATTTCTAAAAGCACTCTAGCAAAAGTTTATAAACGAGGTCTTGGTGCTTATTATTCGTCAGGATCTCGACCAGGTACTTCTGCGCATCAATGGGCCGCTGGGCGTGTTAGATCGTTTGCTACAGGCAAAGGTGGCGCTAGAAAAGCTGATGCAGATTTACTAAGACCAAAGAAAAAAAAGAGGAAAAAATAATGCCAGGTTATCATTCAAAAGGTAAAAAGAAAAAAAACAAAAAGCCTAAAACTAAAAAGAAATATTAAGCATGAAAAAAAAATTAAAAGCACCTAAAGGCTTTCATTTTATGAAGTCTGGCAAGACTTATAAATTAATGAAGCATGAAGGCAAATTTAAACCACACAAAGGCGCTAGTCTTACTGCTGAGTTTGAGGTGCAAAAAACTCATGGTTAAGACAAGTGGATTTTGAACAATATTATGTCGAAGCATCTTTATTATTGGCAAGTGTCTTAGGTGGACTTGCTCTAAAAGACTATTCGGTATCATTCATCAAAGGTCTTAAATTCAAACTTAACTCACAATTCAACGAAGGCGATAAGGTCTTGTTAGATGGCGAACAAGCCATGATTATTAAAATAGGGATGGGAACAACTGTCTTTGGTGTATATTCAAAAGATGGTTATACTTGGCGATATATTAGCAATACTAAGATAGAAAGTTTAAAATTAGAGAAAATAGTTGATAAAGATTTACACGCTGACTCAGCGCATGAAAAAGCTATGAAACTACAAAAAATATTAGAGGGTAAAGATGGCGACTAAAATTTTTAAAATTAAAGAAGCAAACTTTTATTACAAAGAGAGCGAAGAAGGACTACATCACGAAGAAGTTATTGTTGAGGAGTCAGAACAAAAATTTTATAAAATTTTAGAAACTACAAAAACTGTTTCTCAAGACTATTACGACTCAGCAGAAGAAAGAGATAAAATTTATCAACAAAAATTGCTTAACTGCGAGAAAAAAAATAATTTATTAGTAGGTGGAGATACCGGTTTTGTAGAGTTTATTTCTGATTTAGAAACTGAAGAAAGAGATGTTTGATAAATTAATAAAACCTGTCAGCGATATAGTAGGCAAGTTTGTAAAAGATAAAGATTTACAAGCACAATTAGACCACGAACTTGCTACTTTATTTCATCAAGCAAATTTAGCTCAAATTGAAGTAAATAAAATAGAAGCAAAAGGTTCTCCATTTCAACGAAATTGGCGACCTTCTGTTGGTTGGATTTGCAGTTTTGCACTTGGTTATCATTTTATTCTTGCACCAATTTTAGAAGTAATAATAAAAACTTCTGGCTTTCAAATTGAAATGCCTGAGTTTGATTTTTCACAATTATCTGCGATCCTTATGGCTTTGCTAGGTATGTCAGGTTTGAGATCTTACGATAAATTAAAACGCACAGATACTAAATGACGATGTTCATAACAGAAATACCTGCTGTTTTATCTGATAAAAGTGTAAGAATATTTGAAGGCCCTTTAGTTCATGCTGATACTTATGCAGAAGCAAAAATAAAAGCAAAAAAAATGAATAAAGACTTAGTTGTTGTTGGCGAATATGTAATGGCGGATAAAATAATGTTTGCAGATGAATTGGGAACTTTATAAAAATTTTAAGCCAGAAGAATTTGCTTGTCAGCATTGTGGCAAAGAAGGCATCAAAGAAGAACTATTAAATAGGCTACAAGCTCTTAGAACTTTTTTAAATTTTTCTTTTGTTGTTAGTTCTGGTTATCGTTGCCCAGAACATCCTATCGAAGCTAAAAAATCTAAGCCTGGTACACATAGTACAGGCCTTGCAGTCGATATATTGTGTCGTGGTGTGGAAGCATATAAAATCATTACTTATGCAAAAGAATATGGTTTTACAGGTATTGGCGTTAATCAAAAAGGTAACAGTAGGTTTATTCACTTGGATATTGCAGATCATTCAGAAGAAAGACCAAGACCTACTGTTTGGAGTTATTAAATGGCAAGAGCAACTGTAGCAGAAATAGATAAGCGTTTGAGTTCTCACGAAGCTGCTTGTGAACAGCGTTGGAAAGAAAACTACAGACGTTTAGAAGCCATTGAAAACGCCATTACTTCAGTTAATAAAACTATAAGAAACACACTAATATTTGTTTTAACAATATTTTTAGGAGTTACTGGTTTTTTATTGCAAGAAGTTATTTATCAAGCTATCTCATAAGTTATGCCATCACAAAAAGAAATTTTAGAAGCCAATGAAGCAGAAGTTATTTTAAATAGCGAAGTATTTAAAAAAGCTGTTGCGCACCTCAAAGAAGAATATATGCAAAAGTGGGAAAACTCCTCTGAAGCTAATAGTAGTTTTAGAGAAGATTTGCACAAAGCTATCAGAATTTTGCCTGAAGTAGAAAAACATCTAAGGATTATTATTGAAAAAGGCAGAATAACGAAAACTCAATTAGACAAGATAAGAAGCATAACAAGATAATTGTTGAGCTTTTCTGGTCTTTTGGAGTAAAATTACAAATTATTTACACTAAGAGGTAAAAACATGGCAACACCGGAAAAACCGACTGCATTACAAACTAACTTACAACAAGCAGAACAAGCGTTTTCTAACTTACTGACTCCTGAAGAAGAAGCACCAGTTGAAGAAAATGAAGAGCTTGTTGAAGAAGCTGTAGAAGAAACTGAAGAAGTAACTGAGGAAACAGAAGTTGAATTAGAAGCTACTGAAGAAATCGAAGAAACAGATGAAGAAGATCTTGAAGAAAATCAAGACGAGTCGATAGAAGATCAAGTAGAGCATGAGGAGAACGAACAACCTGAGCTTTATACTGTCAAACAAAATGGTATAGAAACTCAAGTTACTCTCGAAGAACTCCAAAATGGCTACAGTCGTCAGCAAGACTACACACGCAAGACTCAAGAATTGGCTAATCAACGTAAAGAGATTGAAAGCCAACAAGCAGAGTTATTGGAAAAAGACGAAGTTTATAAGGATTTATTGCCTAAACTTGAAGCTAGTTTAAAAGCTGAACTAGGGCAAGAGCCTGATTGGGCTGCTTTATATGAAAGTGATCCATTAAATTATGTTCGTGAAAAAGATATTTGGAACGATAAAAAGAAACAACTGGAAGCTACACAAGCTGAACAGCAAAGGATTAAAGATGAAGAATTTGCTGAACAACAGAAACAAATTAAAGAATTTGTTGAGCTTGGCAACCAAGAGTTGATTAAAAAAGTTCCTGAGTGGAAAGATGTCGAAAAAGCAAACTCTGAAAAGATTGCTATTCGAGAGTACGCCATAAATAATCTAGGTTTCACGCCACAAGAAATGGATCAGGTTTATGACTACAGAATTTTATTAGGTTTAAGAAATTCTTGGTTGCATGATAAAACTGTAAAAGCAACAAAGAAAAAACCAACACAAAAATCTGTAGCTAGAGTAGCTAGACCTGGAACTGCCAATCAAGTTAAGAAAACAACTCCTTTAAAACAGTCGAAACAGAGATTAGCTAAATCCGGAAAAGTTCAGGATGCAGCTAAAGTTTTTGAAAATTTAATTTAATTTCTAGCGAAAGCTAGAAGGAGTAT